ATATGAATTGGGTCTACCTTGTGGCATTAGATCTTGCTTGTTGTTCTTGTTTTAATTTTTCCTCTTCAAGATGTTGTTGAAGAAGAGCAACATATATGTCTCGTTCCCAAGGAATAAGATTTTCAATCTCTGTTAATGAATATTTATGGTACTGCATGAGAGAAAAATTAAGTCTAAAATAATTCTCTAGATCCATATGGATCATGCCTATGCGAAAAAAGCCGCTAGACCCTCCAACGTCACGTCACTTACAACTTTAGTCTGTGGATTAGTTACCTTAAGGGTATGAGATAACTTTGGCATTGTCTCAAAGAAAGTTTCAATCTCTTTAAACTGCGAGGAATTCATTGACTCAAGGAAATCACTCATCTCCTTCTTCGTACAATCTTCTGCTGCCCAAACTTCTTCTTCACTATAAATTTTATCAATACATGATGCAATCAAATCAAATGATTGATCCATCTGATTCTTCTCATCCAAATCAAAGTTAGACTTAATGAACTCATCCAAAGATGGATACTTCATTTCCATCATAAGATTTGCATCAAGTTTAATCTTATTTGTATGACCTTCATTTTTATGACATTTAATATCATCTAAATTAATATTGACTTTCACTTCTGTCTCCTTATCATCGGGACAAATAATATTAACATCAAGATTCTCTCCTACAGACTTACCTCTGATATTAAGGAAAAGATATTCAATATCAAAAGTAGGAAGTGCTTCGACTTTCACACCTCTGGTTTTAATACATGCTTTAATCACTGCTTTAATAGCAGTTGTAATTTGTTTAGTGTCTTCGCTTTCTAATGCGATGACAAGAAGTTTCTCTTCTTTAACTAGGAATGGTCTGTACTGAACAGTCTTTCCTGTTGATGGCAACTCAAGTTCATAAGTTGGCGTAGCAATCTTTGGTAATGGCATAATATTTTAATAAAGATTTCAGTGTATTTTATTTAGTCAGGCAAATCCACCTGTGCTCCATACGGAACGTAATAAGTCATTGCCACCCCAATTACCAGACTTCATAGCAGCTCCTCTATCTACACCACCTGCAGTAGTTCCTAAAGCCGCTTCATTAGCATTTGCTTGTGCTTGTGGGTTTGTAAATTCTGCTACTCCACTACCTTCATCAATATAATATCTACTATATGCAAAGGAAACATTACACTTTAATAAATCAGAAGCATCATATGTCACTGGCATAGAAGAAATTGCTAGTGGGAATGCATTAACAAACTTATATGTAAGTGGTCTTACACTCTTTGCAGACACCTTATTTTTATGTTTTGCACCAGTACTCTTTTCAAATTTAGTAACTTCCAAAGGGCCTTTATACTTACTTGGAAACTTCATCCTATAAGAATAATTTTCGTTCTCAATACCATGTTCTTTACCTGTATTAGTAATATAATTCAACCATGCTTCAAAAAATCTAATAGGTAAATACTGTTCCGCATCACAATAAAAATTTAAATCAATACGATCATCAAACTGTCTTCTATATACATGCCTTTCAGTAACTCCATGAAAATCATTAAGTAATTCAGTCGTTGCTAATTGAGAACCTGGAAGTTGTGCCTCACAACACTGAAGATTTAACCTATCTTGATGTATGCGTGTATCCCAAGAACCACCAATAGATGAGAAAAAACTATCAAACCCATCATCATTAAAAGGTTTTCCTATATTGACATGGTATTGTGAAGTAAGTGCAGGATTCAATAACGTACTTGTTATATCCTGAATACCTCTTGGCTTTACTGATGCCATTTGATAAATACTTTTTGACCTTATATATTATGTATGCAAGTTAATGGCAGAAAGTATTAAGAGTCGGTACAAACCAGTAAATCCAAAAAAATATCAAGGCAATCCCAACAATATTATATGTAGAAGTAGTTGGGAAAGAAAGTTCTGCCAATGGGCTGACAAAAAAGAGAACGTAATCTCTTGGGCATCAGAAGAAATTAATATACCATACATTTCTCCTAAAGATAATCGTGTTCATAAGTACTACCCAGACTTTCTAATCAAAGTAAAAGAAAGTAGTAATAGAATTAAAACATATGTGGTTGAAGTGAAACCAAAGAAACAAACTCTTCCACCAAAGAAAAGAAAGAGAGTAACCAAATCATATATCTATGAGTGTGAAACCTATGCTGTTAATCAAGCAAAGTGGAGAGCAGCATCTGAATTCTGTAAGGACAACCGTATTGAATTTAAGATCATCACAGAAGACGAACTAGGTATCAAGTAATGTTTGCTAACCGAATAGAAGAAATTAAAGAAGATCTAGAGTCATCAAATGACCCAGAAGATTTAATGTTGATGATCATGGATGCTATCAATGATACTGTGACACCCATACCAGAGGTAGGAAAGTTCTATACCTTTGTATATAATGCCAAGACTCCTGGTTATCAATATGATCAGCACCCATTGATTGCTTGTACTGCATTAGAGAAGTGGGGATTCAAAGGTATCAATTATCATTGGAATGCTACTAGAAGTTACACTTGGAATGAACTTGCAGGTCAACTTTATATTGTTGAATGGAATGAACTGGATGACCTTCTTGCAGTTCCTTATGCGAAATACATACTAAATAGATAAAAGTATAATATAAATGGCATCAGCAACCGCCACAAGTAAAATAGCTCCCGTAGTAATAGGTTCTGGTAGAATGAAATCTACCACATATATTTCTACAAAAGTTACAGGGCCTGATAAACTTGGTAATTATAATTCAGAAATAATACAATCCGATAATGCTTCTGGTGGTGGTGAAAAAAGCATCGCAAGTAGAGATTCTAGTGGTAAGATAACATGGAATAAAGATGCATCTAATAAAATAAAATTAAATGAATCTAAATTTAAAAAGGCATCTGATAATCAAATAAGTTCTCTAGCAGATCAACTTGCTACAAGTGCAGTAGAGAAACAAGGATTAAATGCTGCTGCTGGTAAAGGAAATCAAGATACTACAGACGGAAACACTGATAGTAGTCAATCAAAACCTACTCCCACACCAAGAGATCAAACTGGTGGATTAAGTGGTAGCGGTGGAGCAAGTAAGGTTCCAAGAAATAGTTACGATAAAGGTCTTTGTTATCCAGTCTCTATGAGAACAGGTTTAAAGGGGCAAGATATTATAAAGATAGATGTCCTTAAATTTAGTCCCAAAAAAATGTCTGGTGGTGTATCACAAGATAGATGGACGGATACTATTAATGAAGATGGCAAAGTAACGGAGAGTGCTGCTAAAAAAAAGAAAGGAGCAATTATAGGTAGTGTTATATTACCAGTTCCAACGTCTGTTAATTCTACTAACCAAGCCAGTTGGGATCAAGGAACTATGACTGCAGCACAAATGGCAATGGCAAATATGGTTAAAACTGGATTGAGTCAAGATGGTCTTTCAGGTGCAGCTGCAGAAGCACAGGAAGCATTAAGCCAAGCAAGAACAGATTCTGGAGCAACGAAAAAAGCATTAGGAAGTTTCTTTACTGAACAGTTAACTGGTACATCTGATATGCTTACTAGAACATCAGGAATGGTACAGAATCCTAACATGGAATTACTTTTCAAAGGTCCACAAATGAGAGCATTTAGTTTCTCATGGAAGATGAGTCCAAGAGATGAAAAAGAAAGTATTGTGATTGCAAAAATAATTAGAATGTTTAAACAATCTATGGCACCACAAAAAACTGAAGGTGGTCTATTTTTAAAATCACCTAACATATATCAACTAACATTCCAACAAGGTTCTAACCCACATAAATTTCTACCAAAAATGAAAGAGTGTGCTTTGACTAACTGTGCTGTTAACTTTACTCCTGATGGTAGTTACATGACCTATGATAATACTGCAATGGTTGCTTTAGAAATGTCACTATCATTCCAAGAAATGGAACCAATTTATAATAATGATATGAGTCATAGTGATGATAGTATAGGTTACTAAAATGGCAAAAAATTATTTCTCTCAACTACCAGATTTTGAGTACGTTAATCGTACTGATGATGGAAAACGTATATCAGATTATACTACAGTTAAAAATCTTTTTAAAAGAGGAAAACTTAGAGAAGATATATTCCAAGAAACAACATTCTTTGAAAAATATCAGATACAAGGTGATGATCGTCCTGATAATGTTGCACAAAAAATTTATGGTGATGCTAGTTTAGATTGGGTAGTACTTCTATCTAATAATATCATCAACCTCTATGAAGAATGGCCCCTACCTCAAGCATCATTTGATGAATATCTATTAGAAAAATATAATATGGATTATAATAAATTATATAATGGAACACATCACTATGAATCTAATGAAGTTACAAACAGTCAAGGTGTTGTAATATTTCCTAAAGGTGTACGAGTTGGTGCAGCACAAAGTGTAAGTTACTTTGATGAAGTAGACAATCAACAAGTAACTGTCAATCCTGTATCAAAAGGAATTACTAATTATGATTATGAAAGAGACCTCAATGACGGTAAAAGAAATATCTTTTTACTTAAAGGAATGTATTTAAATATTGTTTATGATGATATAGAAAAAATGATGAGATATAAAAAAGGATCTACTCAATATGTGAGTAAATCCTTAAAACGTGCTGAAAATATCAGACTATTTGATTAATTAACTTTCTGCTAATGCTTGAAAGTATTTGTATGCATCATCTTCATCTGCACTTGCTGATGCTACAGGAGCAGCAGCGACGGCTTCCTCTGCCTTACGAGTCTTGAAGTCAGGTGTAAATGAACCACGACCATCACTCTCGTTCTCAAGTTCCTCATCTACACGACGTGCAGGAGGACGACCCTGACCTAGAACATACTTAAGACGCTTCTCAAGAACATCATATGTCTTGAACTGGTCTGCAGCAGTAACAGCAGTAAGAGAATACTGCTTCTTCCATAATGCTTCTAGAGCATCATCATCTTCAAGTAAAGGTGAAGGTGCCTCAAACTCTGACTTGTCATAGTTCCAATAACCATCCTTCTTGACAATCTTCAACTTGAAGTTTGCACCTTGCCAGAAGTCAAAAGGATTGATTGGAGTTTCATCCTCAAACTCTGGTTGCATTGCTTCCATAACCTTGTCAAAAATCTTCTTACCATACTTGAATAAGAAAACCTTACCTTCATTCTGTGGATTAACTTGATCCTTAACAACATATATGTTGCTATAATATGATAACTTACGCTTCTGTTTACGAACCGTATCCTTATCTGCTTCGTTACCACTGTTCCATAGTTCTCTATTGTAATCAGAGACGGGATCTTTACCACCAGTAGTAGTTAAAGAGTTCTCGATATACCAACCACCAGGACCTTGAAAGGCATGTGAATATAACTTTGCCCATGGAACGTCCTCACCATCTGGAGATGGAAGGAATCGGATAACAGCATAACCGTTACCTGTTTTATCTAACTCTGGTTTCCAGAGACGCTCATCAGCACCTCCACCAGTAGTATTCATTTTCTCTACTTCTTTCACTAACTTTTGAGTTAATGATCCAAGAGAGGATTGCTTTTTTAAATCAGCAAAAGACATTAAGATTACCTCGGATTTTTTAGATTTGGCTTTTGTTTTGTACTTTGTTACTCTATCAGTCCACTTCCTTCATGTCAAGTTGTTTCTTCATAAGGTCAACCATCTGTGACATTTGACCAAAGATTAAACTCATATCCATATCTTCAGGTAGACCCATGATAGTAGCAGACTTACGGATGTCCTCCTTCATCTGCTTTGCTTCTGGATCATCAGACAAACTCAAACGTGCATAAAGAATCTTTTGTTTGTCGATAAGTTTTTCTAAAAGTTCAACATGATAAATTTTATCTTCATCATTCATATAATGAAACTTCATGACATTAGAATAAACTTCTTCTTGAAGTTCACTAATCTCTGCCATTTCTGCTCTAACTATATCTGAATTGAAGAAACTCATTCACCACCCTCTTGCTCAACAACTTCAACTGTTCCAGTTTCAGGTGCTTCTTCTGGGGTTACTTGACTCTCTGCAATCTGTTGTAGTACATCAATTGCACCAATGAGTTTGAGACGAGTCTCCTCATGAGTGACAAGTTGTTGTTTCAGATTTACAAGAACCTCTTCATTACTAAGAGCTGCCATGGATTACTACCTCCTTTAGAATTTTTTTGTAACGTGGTACATTAATATTTAGGAAGGGTGTATACTTTTTCACCCTCCTACTGACGGTTTCCCACACGGGATCATTTAGATCCTTATCAAAGTTTTTACCGTACCCAAATATTCTATCACATATTACCAAACTTTCCAAGCTTATGTTACCACCCAAATACTTTCTCAATATAGGAGGGTGACCCTTACTACAATCAAACACCTCATCAACCTTATTATCTGTAAATAAATCCTCTGCCTCTTGTTTAAACACATATGATAATGACTGTACTTTCTTCTGCCAATCTTGATACCTACCTTCTCCTTCCTTTATCATCTCTCCTATCCATAATGATTCTGGATCAGAACAAGATGTAAAGTTAGCAACAAAAAATTCTTCTACTTCCTGATCACTCTTCTGACGTGCAAACTTTTCAAACCAGAACCTATCCTTTCTCTTATAGAAGGCCTGATTCGTTGCTCTAACCTTACCACGATACTTTATATAATCATAGTTATCTTTCGTGAAGTGATTCTTCATCGCAAGGTAACACTTATAGGCATCAAAGGGCATCATAAAAAAGTAATAGAGCGATTTTTTTGGCAGGAATTTTTTCCCACTTTTATGGAATCAAAAAACCAATTTCGCACGGCTAGTGCGTTTCAAAAAGTTTAACTCTTGTGCTTCGTACTTAATCTTTTCTTTGAGGGGTTTAGATATAAGTTTAGGAACGGACTCTAAATCAATAGCATTTAAATCACAGAAGTAAACAATAGCATCAATGTAATTCATGTTCTCATGTGTCTGTACAAGACCTTCAATTTCTTGTGCAAATCTTGCAGGGCAAAAGAATTTATCCTTCAGTGCCTGTTCTAATTCAGTTTTCTCCATTCTCGGCCCCAGTATTGTGAGATACAAATTCTTTTATATAACGTACTAATAACTTAATATAATCCCCTTTATTTCTTTTGTCAAATACTTTTACCTCACCACCTGGTGTTACCATAATAGTGATTAGTTTTTTAACAGGGATTTGAGTTAGTTCATAGTATGCAGATGCATAAAACATTTCCTGAACAAAGTAGTTTTCAAGCCACTTTTCAGGTTTAATTTTTTCGGATGTCTTAAAATCTATCACCGCTAATTCGCCTTCGTATTCAGCGATACAGTCCACTCTACCTGCAAGACCAAGGTATTCCGAGTAAAGAGTCCTTTCTATAGCGTGTATGTTATTTATCTTATCCAGATATGGTGCCGCATGATGGAACATAAACTGGGTTGCTGGTCTAAAGTTATTCCAATCTATCTCCTTGTTTAACATGTAAAGTTCAACTGCCTCATGGAAATCTGTACCACGGGTAGTTGCTCTCTTTGTTATACGATTTGCTTCTTCAATACCAATTCTCTTTCTCCAGTTAATAAAAATCTGTCTGTTATAAAAGGAAGTTACTGAAGTAATAGAAGGAACCCACTGACCATCAGGCAACTCATAGAGTCTACAACCAGGAGTTTCTTTCT